AATAGAATCAGCAACCGTTGGCGCAGATAAAACAAGCGGTTGAGGCAAAATTACCGTATCAATTTCAAGTTGATACACTTGGTCGGGGATAGGCCCGATATAAATAGTGTTTTGCCCATAGATCGAAAACGCAGCAGGACGGCCAATAAAATTTTGCCAAAACCGCAACCTGGCGTTAAAGTCACTCCAAGACAAATAGTCTAGCGGCACCCGCGAGTTACCCCAGTACAAGTTGATATTTAAAATATCAAGCGTGTTTGCACCTTGTGGCAAAGTGACATACGGGATTTGTTCTACATTACCCACATACGTCATTCCACAAGTCCCATTAAAGAATTCGGTGCTCGGTGGATAGTTTGTGGTGCCAGAAGGATATGCTGGCGCGGTTGAATCACTTGTGCCGGCGGTTGTCACTTGGTAAACAAAAATATTGCTAAAAACAAATTGACCAAGTGTATATGCGGTGCTTGCAGCCCATGCGACAGGATTTGTCGCAGTCACGCCATTAAGCGGATTAGCAACTGGTGCGGGTGATTGAATAACTTGGATAGTACGCAGACAGCCGGTATCTCTGACCGTGCGTTGACGGGCAGAATTGATGTAGTCTGTTAGCTGCTGATCCGTGTAAAAATTTGCATTGGCATCATGCAGCAAACGTCTAACTTCGGTAATGTATCCCGATAAGTTTTGCGACATTTACTTTCCATAATCTTTAGGCTACTGACAGGACTTTTCCCCCACGAGGTTTTACAACCTCTAGGGGTACTCGTTCCACGATCGGGGATAAGGAATCGTTCTTTTTAGGCGGCTGGTCAGAAAACTGCCACTTGGACATCCGGTCAATGCCTTCTTCCAAATCATTAGCAGTTCTAATCCAACCAAGCCGCGCCAAATACGGTTCTTTGTTTTCATCTCCATAACCAAAAACGTGTTTAGCAACTTCAATTGGTACTTCTACCGTTTCGCCTTTGCCAAAAGTATAGAATTTACCGGCATAACCGTCTTTCAATACTTTGTCAGAATGATTGGTTACAAAGATGTTCATCATCAGAAATTCACAACTTCACCAAAGACAGCAATATCAACTGTGTTGTTATTACCACTTGCGGTGTTTACGTTAACGTACAAGGTCTGAGTAGTATTTCCAGAAACAGCAGTATTTGCGCCATAAGCACCGGCAACCGTCAAGTCTTGAAACAGACCTGCTCCTGTGATGGTGCTTAAAACAACGTTGGCTACAACAGCGTTAGCCGTTGCAATATTTCCGTTGCTTTGTACGCTAATAGCAATGTTTGCTGACGATACACTACCGCTTGGGTTTTGAATTGTAATTCTGCGAACAATTACACTTCCAGAGTTAGCAGCCGTACTACCTGCTGTTAAACCACCCCCAAGAAAAGGGATGGCAATAACAGCATTTCCAGTAGTGTTGAGCTGTGTACCCCTGATGAGTGCAACACGCCCATAGCCAAAGCTATCAAGCGTTAGTTGTGCAACTGCATCTGGATTAGCCATTACTGCTCCTTAACTGTTGAACGTACCGGAAGCAGCCTGACCACCGTTGACCGTAGCCAAAGTAATTGTTGTGTTGGTTGCAACAGTTACGTTTGCACGCACGTTAATCCCGTCACTTAACAACACACCACCGGTATTGTTACCAATGAGAGTTGACCAAGTTGAGGGAGTTGTGCAAGCGGTATTGGTGTTGTAAGCCGACACCGCTTCAATCGTTACGTTTGCAGTAGGAAACAACAAAAACGTTCCTGCGGGAACTAACGTTGTAGCGTTGTTTGCAGAAAGTGTAGTGAGTTGCCAATAAGCACCAGGCGTATTCATGCCGGCACTTGCGAGGACAATCTTGTTTAGACCGAGAGCCATGACTATTTCTCCTTAGATAGAAACTGAGTTATAGCCAGAAACACGGGTCATCGACTTGGGCTTGGTAGAAACCAATTCCGCAATCATCAGCACCGCACCAACGTAACCAATCTGCCAGTTAGGCAAAGTTGATTCAAAGCCGGTAAACACAAACGAACCTTGTTCGTGAATGTAGAGGTTTAAATAATTGCTGTTGATGAAATAGACCGTACCTTCAGGACAGTATGGATCAGGATAGATTGGCACCCCTGCAACCATCAAAGCGCGGAAAGCCGCTTGTGGCCCATTGCCATCACTATCAAACCCGCTGCCTGGAGTAATAACGTATTGTTCCTGACCAACGTAGTCTTGAGCCAACAACGTCCAAGTGCCAAAACCGCAAACACCAAAAGTAGGCACTTCTGCGCCGTTTTTGACGGTGCCTGAAATGTACTGAAGAATGTTTTGACGGGTTGGGTTGACGTTACCGGCTGCATAAACTTTAGACTTCCACCAAGTGTAAGTCGTACGGTTGATGTTGCCGTAAGTTGTCAGGTTTGTGCCATCGTCAATTGCGCCTGGCAAACCAATAAACTGTTGGGTGTTAGTGTAATTGGTGTACAAGGCTGTGGCCATTGCATCCATCATCACGTTAGTCGCGTCATTCATACGCGCTTCGATCAGAGGAATAATTGCGTAGTCTTGTTGAACCGCACCTTCCATACCAAGAAATGGTACTGGGGCAATCATCAGTTTAAGGTTGAACTCAGCGTTAAACGCACCTTGCTGAACTGATGGTTGGGTAAACGAACCCGAATAATCAGACCATTGTGCATTAACAAATTGTGCGCCCTGAACTGGGACTGTAACTTGGCTCACACCACCTGATGCTTGTTGACTGTTTGCAATCAGAGCAGCCATTAGGGGGGTTGAGTTATATAACTGCACCACAAGTTTGGGGATAAACGCCCGTCTTGTGACATAGGTAAGCTCGTTGTATTGTGCGCTACCTGATGCTGGTAAAATACCGCCGCCTATAGGCATAGCAGGCTCCTTTGATTGAAAAAATTATCCCCAACATTAAACATTAAACACCAATAGGTCTGCGACCTTGGTTTCTAATCTCTTGCAATGCAGTAGCCGCTTCATTACGCGCAGCATTTTGTGGATTCTTCCAATACTTTGACAAGTCAAACTTGTTCATCATATTAGGGTTGTATCCAGTTGGAGTAGGCGTTGCTGCTTGCTTCATCCATTCCCAATGCTGTGCAGCCGTGTCGTGGCTTGTAATACCTTGCTCAAGCATGATTTTCTCAATGGCTTGAACATCTTCGTCTGTCTGAGCAATGCCACTCTCTTTTAAAGAACGGCGTTTACGATCAAGTTGCTCACGGATTTCTTTCTCATGCAGTTTGTTTTCCAATTGCATGACCCGCTGTTCAGCAGCATTAACCTTGTTTTCTGTGTAATCCTCAAGTTGTAACTCTGGGATCACCATGTCAGGGTTAATCTTCTGCGTCATACGCAAAAACTCTTTGCGCGTAGCAGGGTTATCCGCAAGGCGTTTGGCTAGATTAGCTAACTCATCACGCTGTTCAATTGATACGTCTTCTAAGCTCATCTTTATCCCCTAGTTACTTAGATGACTTTCTTGGTATCGCCTGGGCGAGACAAGTTCATCATGTTTTTGTACCCTGCTTTCACAGAGCCAGTTAAACCACCAAATTGCGAATAACGGGGCGTGTTAACAATCTGCCCGTTCTTCTGGTTGTTATCGGTAGGGTTGCGGGGAGCCGAGGCACCGCGTGGCTTAAATAAATCCATTTTGATTCCTTTACATAGGTGGCGGCATACCGCCGCCTGGTGGGGGTGGCATACCTGGGGGCATACCGCCTGGAGGTGGAGGCATACCGCCACCCGCGCCTGGAGGAGGAGCTGGCGGCGCACCTGGAGGTGTCATGCCTGGTACTGGGGGAGCAGCCGACATTGCTTTGGCTTCGGGAGATGCACCACCGGCCTGTGGCAATGACTGCAACAACTGTAAAATTTCCGACTGCTGCAATTCGTTAGTTTTGCCTTTACGCTGACCAAGAATGCTAGAAGCGGTGCGAATAGCAGAAAGAACTTTTTGTCCTTCAGGCGATTCGCTACCTAGAGCCGGCAGACTTTGCTCAAGCAAATCCATAGCCATGCCCACGTTAATTAACGCTGCTTCGCGGTTGCCCATCTTGGGTTCTGGCGTTGACATAGGTGCTGCCATAGGAGGCGCACTTGGTTCTGACATCCCAATTTGACCTTCTGGAGTCGGAGGTAGACCGCCTGGTGTGGCAGAATCTTTCTGACTTTTCATTAACGCCATCAACTGATCTGGTGGGACAGCCATGTCAAATTCCTAAGTAATTTGCGACAGAATAATCCTCTGTGCGCGTTTGTCAAGAGGAGGAGTAATTTTTTTGGTTCCCGACCCTCGGCAGGACTTATCGGCTACACGATAATCTTAGGGTTTAACCCCTAAAATTACTTGCGTGATTTACGGCCTTTACGCGATTTACGCATAGTGCACTCCTTAAAGAATGACGGCCACCAAATTTTAGGGAAAGCAGCCAACCCCTTTTATACCCTGAACAGGTATCCTACTTAACCTCTTACTGCCCTGCCATAATTGCGCGGAGTAGTATTGCGGTCAAAACTCTTAGTTGATACACGATACTGCAAATTTGGACTTTGTTCACCACGTTTTAATGACTCTGTAGTCACTCGCGGCTGATCTGCCTTGGGTTGTACATTTGTAGCCATTACTTTTCCTTTTTAGCATCTGGTTCAGGTTTAGGTTGTGAGGCTTCCTTTTCTATGCGCCGCTTCAACTTGTCTTTCAACAATTGCTTCATTGGAGGCTCTAGCATATCAAGTAAGGATTCTTTGTCAATAGCTTGGGCTTTAAAGAGGCTAAACGCCAATTCTTTAGTGTCTTCCGTAAAGATTGGCGAGTTGGAGTGAGCATCAACCTTAACAACAAAATCACGGGTAAATTGTTCTGCAATAAACGGCACATTCTCTGTGTCTTTGAAATGCGTAGGGTCGTAGACTTGCATCAATTTAAGATAAAGCGTGGCTACTTTTTCAAGACTGTCTTCAACAATCAATGCGCGTTTCTTGGCGCGGCTTGACCCCA